GCGCGCGGCCGTTGGGCCGCCGCGGCCGGTGCCGCGAAGGCAAGGTCGCGGAGCGACCGCCCGCCGTCTGAGGGCATGCGCAGCATCATCCGCGCCAGCCGCCGAAGTAGTGGCTGAGGTCGCCGGCGGTGACGTTGCGGGGCTCCCCCTTCGCCACCACAACGCCACCGCCGTCCTCGGCAGGCTCGGCGCCGGTGGCGTCGAGGCCGAGATCCGCCTTGCCCATCGCCACGTCGCGCAGGAAGGCGATGGCCTGGTCGCGTTCCCGCAGCACCTGCTCGGTCGGCTGGCGGTCGCCGCCGAGATACAGGTCGTGCCGCGCGATCGCGGCCGACAGCCGCACCAGCAGGCGCGGCGTGGCGGACAGCGGCAGGGTGTGCCGCTTGGCGATGTAGCCATCCACCATGTCGCCCGCGTCGTCGCAGGCCCGCTGCACCTTCGCCTGGTCCGGCTGGCCGTGCGGGCCTGGCGCGAGCTGGAACAGCTCCTCCAGCCCGTAGCGGCCAAGCAGGTCTTCGGGCGTGCAGTAGGCCGGCATGAGAGGGCTCTCAGACCGCCTCGGCGCCTTCGGCCGAGGCGGGCTCGGTCGCCGCGCCGCAGGCCAGCAGCACGGCGGCCGCGGCCTCGTCCAGCGTGATGGCTGCGCCTTCCTCGTAGCGGACGCCGTCGTGCTCGATCGTGCGCGCGGCGATGACGGTGGGCTGCGCCGGCTGCTCGACCGGCGCGGCGGGGTCGGTGGTGCGCTTCGCCATGGTCAGGCCACCGCGTTCTCGAAGTAGTAGCCGGAGGCGTTGGCGGAGATGACCTCCTTCACGCTCTCGCCGACGCGCACCACCTCGCTGCCGCGCAGGCCGTTGCGCGGGGCGGGCATGGACCCGGCGATGCGCGTGCCCCACTGGGCGGTGAAGCCGAAGGTCGGCTGGTCGGCCGCCGCCTGCTCCTCGCTGACGTAGAGCATGGCGCAGTGCTTGCCCCACACGCGCTGCATGTTCGGCGCCTGGCCCTTGCGCGCGGTGTTCACGAACCCGGCGCCGACCACGACCTCCCGCACTTCGAGCAGCGCGGCCAGCTGCTCGCGCCCGATGGCGCCGCCGGTCTGGGACGTGCCGTAGACCGCCTGGATCACCCGCGGGTGCTGGCGCACCTTGGTCCAGGCGGCCTGGCCGAGCACCACCACGTTCGGGCGGAAGATCGGGATGTCCAGCGCCGTCAGCATGGCGTCGAGCGGGTTGGAGTTGGTGAAGTCCGACCACTGGCTGGTGCCGGACAGCGTGACGCGGTTGGTGGACGGGTAGGTCGCGTTGGCGAAGATCTGGTTCGCCACGCGGATCTCGCGGTCCAGCAGCATGAGGCCAGTCAGCAGGGAGGTGGACTTGGCCATCGGGCTGACGGCACCCGGGGCCTTCGGCATGTCCTCCCACGCCTGCTGCTCGTCGTTCGGCACCATGTCGTCGAGGCCGTAGTCCACGACCTCGTCGGTGACGGTGGTGCCCCCGAAATCCACCATGGTCGGCATGCCCTTCCGGCCGACGACGGTGGACGGAACGCTGTAGGCGTCAGCCAGCGAATAGACGGTGTAGGAGAAGCGCTTGGCCGTCGGCACGCGCGGCAGCACACGGTCGGCGATCAGGTCGACGTCGCGGTTGCGGTAGCCGATCGCGATGGCGGTGAGCTGCGGATTGACCGGGAATGCGGTGGTTGCCATGGGATGTGTCTCCGATCAGCCCTGGTGGCGGCCGGGCGCGAGCAGCACGCGGATCACGTCGCCCGAATTGGTTGCAGGTTCGAGCGCGTATCCGAGCATGTGCCAGTTCACGCCCGCGGCCGGGCCGGTTGCGACGATGCGGCCATCCGTCGTGGGGCTCACGAAAGAGCCGACGGTAATCGGCCCGCCAGCCTCCACCTCGGCGATGCCGGCCATGACCACGTCGACGCGCTCGCCCTGGACCACCGGGATCTCCATGGTCACGCCGATGCTCGCGACGCCGACCGCGTCGGTGGACTGCACCGTGTCGGCGGCGGTGACGCGGCGCGGCTGCCGCCGCCCTGGATCTCGGTGGTCAGGGTCTCGCCCAGCACGATCTTGCTGATCTCGGCGTTCATCGCCTCGGTCAGGGCTTCATGCAGGCGGCCGGTGGCGCTGCCGCCCATGCCGGCTTCCAGCAGCTTGATCAGCGTGCCCGCCGGCACGACCAGGCCGGCGCCGCGCGCCAGATCCTGCAGCGCCTGGGACAGCTTCTCCCGCTCGGCGTCCAGCGTGCCGGCCGGTGTCTCGGCGTAGATGAAGGGCAGGCCCATCTTCTCCAGCAGGGCGTTCCACAGCGCCACGCCGTTCCGCTTGAAGTAGACCGGCCAGAACAGGTCGTGCCCCAGGCCGCGGCCATAGGGGTCTTCGTTCTCCTCCGCCCAGAAGCGCAGCAGCACGAACTTGCGCTCCGGCAGCTCGATGCCGGTGGAGCTGTTCTCCCGCGTCAGCAGGCGCAGCCGTTCCTCCCGGTCGAAGCGGAAGCGGTTGGCGTTGCGCGGACGGAAGCCGGCCGGCACCACGAAGCTGCCGCGGGTGCCGCCTTCCAGAGTGAGCTCCGCGACCTCCCACATCACCTCGGCCACGGCGTAGCCATTAAGCACGGCGCCGAGCAGGCCCTGGCACAGTCGATCGAAGTTCGTGCGCTTCAGCGCGGCGCGCGCCAGCTCGGCCGCCATCTGGTCGGCCGGCGCGTCGCTGGCGGCCTCCACATCCCAATCGCGGGCCAGCACCGCCTGGCGGCGCTTCCGCAGCACGCTGCCGGTGTGCCCGTCCCGCGCCAGGTCCTGGTAGATGCGGATATGGTCCCCGCCGCCGCGGCGGATCAGGATGTCGTCCCGCGTCTGCAGGATGAAGCCGCCGAGGGGCTGCGCCGGGTCGCGCGCGATGGAGGCGATCTCCACCGTCATGTTCTCCGGCAGGCGCACCGTCTCGCTCATCGGGCCGTGCCCTCCTGTGGCGCGCGGAGGCCGCGCTGGCGGCGCACGGGCGCCGAGGGCTGGTCGGCCCACCGCTTCTCCGGCTTGTCCCGCAGCTTCGGCTCCTTCTTCGGGATCAGGTCGGGGAACTGGTGGTCGCGCAGGGCCGCGATCTGGTCGCGGTAGCGCCAGGCCAGCAGCGCCACCATGTCGCGCTGCCGGTCCGTCAGGTCTTCCGGCTTGCGGAAGCAGACATCGGCGACGAAGCCGTGGTTCCAGTCGCGCAGCCGCATCTCCGGATCGTTCAGCGCCGCCATGCGGCGGCGGAGGATCGTGTGCTGCTCGGGGGTAAGCGGATCAGGCATCCGCGCCGTCATCCTTCTTCAGCCGCCACACGCGAACGGTGCGGGAATTCTCGGCGTGCGTGCGCACGCGGCCGCGGCCCCAGGCATGCGTCGCCGCGTTCGAGATCAGCGCCTGCCACCGCTCTATCTTCATGGTCTCAGGCCGGCGCAGCGGCATGGACTTGCCTTCCGGCAGGTTGCGCAGCAGGCCGGGGAGGTCATAGCGCAGCCGCGCTCGCCCCTTCGGCGGCGGGGGCACGCCGTCCTCGGGCGGCCCGTACTCCACGCCGAAGCGGTTGCGGAGGAACTGGCCCGGCATGCGCCCTTTCCCGCCCCCGACAGGCGTTCAGAAGCCCTGCGGCCGCGCGACGGCGCGCACGGCCCACATCAGGCCGGTCTGCAGCTCCGTCCGCGCGATCGCCAGCGCGCGCTGGTCGATGCCGGGCATCTCCTTCACCTCGTCGAGGATCGCGCCGAGCTCCGCGCCCTTCGCCTTCAGCGCGTTCATCGCGGCGATCTCGGCCTCCGTCAGCTCGCGGTAGCCGCTGATCTTGCGGTGCTGGTTGTCCATCGCCTCAGCCTTCCTCGTCCTGGCACTCGCCCGCATCGCCGGGCGTGACATGCCACCAGTGGTCCTGCGCCACGATCGCGGCGCATCCGCCCGCGGCGTCCTTCAGGATCAGCTCGCCCTGGCCGCCCACCTCGAGCTCGGCGACCGCCGTCACCACCAGGTCGCCGGAGGGGCCGAAGACCACGTAGTCGCGCGCCACAGGCGCATCCTCCGCCGGCTGGTCGGGGTCCATGATCGCCTCCGTCATCCCAGGAAATCCGCCACGCCAAGGCCGGGGCCGAAGCCCACGCCCACGAAGGCCGGCAGCGGCGGCTCGGCCGGGCGCGCCACCGGCGCGAAGCTGCCGTCGCCCACGTCGCGGCCGGCGGCGTAGATGGCGAGCGCGGCGGCGATCGCCGCGTCGCCGTGGCGCTGCCCGCCCGCCTTGTCCTTGTCCTCGCCCTTCGCCGACTGGCGCTTGTCCGGCACGCGGGCGACGCCGCGCACCAGCTCCAGCTGGCGGAAATCGTCGACCACGCCGGCATCCGCGGGGATGGTCAGGCCGGCATCCTCGAAGGCGGCCTTCAGCTTCGGCATGTGCGCGCGATACCAGGCCTCCGTCAGGTGGATGCCCTCGGCGCGGTGCGCGCCGTAGCGCTGCACCGTACGCTCCGCCAGCCAGGCGCCGTTGCCGGTGGCGTCCAGCGCGACCGCCGACAGGCGCGGCAGCCGGTCCAGCACGTAGAACAGGATCTGCCGCTGCTGCTCGAACGGCACGTTGCGCAGCTCCACCACGAAGGGCGCGCGGCGCACCAGGTCGTCCGAAACCTGCACCGGCCAGAAGACGCTGAGGTCGCCGACGCGGGCGAAGTCGCCGCCCAGCGCATGGCGGAACAGCGGCGCCAGGCCGCGCAGCCGCGCGCCCAGGTGATCCTCGCACCAGGCCATCGCCGCGCGGTCGCGCGCATGGTCGGGCAGGTGGACGAAGGCGTCGTCGCAGCGCCAGCGCAGCACGGGCACGGTCCGGTCGGCGCGGGCCTCGATCAGGTGCAGCGGCAGGAACTTCCCCGATCCCGCGCGCGGGATCACGTCCAGCTCCTCCCCGGCGCCTTCGCCGTAGAAGCCGCGGATCTCGTCGCGCCAGGCGGCCTCGGCCTCCGGCGACCAGGGGCGGCCGCGCACCAGGCAGATACGCTGATACAGCCCGTCGCGCAGCGCGTCGTCGAAGGTGGTGCGCAGCACGGCGCCGCGCTTGCGGCCCGCGCGGATGTCCTGGATCAGCTCGTTGAACGGGTTCTCCACGCCGTCATGGGTGGAGATCACCAGCACCCGCCCGCCCCAGATCAGCAGGGCCAGCGCCGCCTTCAGCAGCTCGGCCAGGTCGTCGTGGAAGGCGGCCTCGTCGATCACCACGAAGCCCTGCCGGCCGCGAAGCGACCGCGGGCGGGATGCCAGGGCCACGATCTCGAAGCCGGATGCGAAGGCGATGCGGAAGGCGGCGATGTGCCGCTCCCCGCCATCCTTGTCCTGGTCGGCGAACAGGAAGTCGCCCACCTCGCCGGCGGCGAGGCCGAGGGCGCGCGCCCACATGGCGCAGACGCCGATGAACTCCCGCGCCATGTCCAGGTTGTAGCCGATGTAGAGGCTGTCCATGCCGCCCGCGCTGCGCTGCGCGCCGCTGGTCAGCACAGCCTGCGCCCCGACGCCCCAGGTGGCGCCGATGCGGCGGGACTTCTCGATGACGGTCAGGGCATGCGCGCTGACCGTCGCCAGCAGCTGCCGCTGGTAGGGCAGCAGCACGCCGTCGGCCCCATCGGGCAGGACGGGCATGCTCGCCACGGCATCCTGCCGGTGGCGCGCCCAGTCCTCCGCGGTGATCGGGCCCGGCTCGCTAATGCGGCCTTCACGCCCAGGATGCTGGCCTTGATGGCGTCGATCGTGGCGGCCGACAGGCCCTTCTCCCGCGCCATCTGCTCGGCGGCGGTGGCGGCCTGTTTCTTCGCGGCCTCGGCGGCCAGCTTCTTCGCCTTCTCCACGAATTCCACGTCTTGGCGGCTGGCCTTGGTCAGGCTCTCCAGCGCCTTGGCCAGCAGCATCGCGCCCATGGGATCGCCGAGGCCGGCCTTCTTCTTCTTCCCGTCCTCGGCATCCGCGGCCGCGTCGTCCTCCACCATGAACAGGTCGAGGATCGCGCCGTGCAGCAGCTCGATGTTCAGCCGGGCGGTCTTGCTCTCCGGCTGGTCGCCGAAGCGCCGCACCAGCGCTTCCGCCACCGCGCGCGACCGCCGCAGCTTCTCGCCGGCGGCGGCGAGCTTCTGGGTATAGCGGCCGAGGGCGCTGCGGCTGACCTCGACCGACATGTTCTCCAGATGCGCCAGGATCTCGTCCAGCGTGGCGCCTTCGTCCAGGAGGCGGCCGATGGCGTCGCGCACCTCCGGCCCCAGGCGGTCCACGGTGGATTTGCGGGGCATGCGCGGTCAGCCCGGAGACGGGCGGGCGATGCCCGGCCACGGGCGGCCCTGCGCCACCTCCATGCCGGTCTTCGTCAGCGTGCCGATCCAGAGCTCGCCGCCCGTGCCGGTGGACATCTTCTCGACCGTGACCAGGCCGTGCGTCTCCAGCCAGGCCATGTGGGCGCGCAGCACGTCGCGGCCGACCACGCCCAGCCGCAGGCGCGACAGCATCTTCTCCACCAGGCTCTCATTGAGGCTGTAGTCATGCGCCTCCGAGAGGCATCTCAGGATCACCAGACGGCGGTCCTCATCCAGCAGCTGCTGCAGGCTCATGGCGCAGGCTTTCCCTTGCCCAGCTCGTGCTGGATCAGCAGGCCGAGGTCGCGTTCGACGCGGGCGACGCCCTCCCGCACGCCGTCCACCCGGGCCCCGATCGCGGCGAAGCCGCTTTCCACCGCGCTGAGGCGGGCATTGATCTGCTGAACGTCATTGTGCGTGGGCATGCGCGACAGCCGCTGGTCGATCTCGTCCATGCGCTCGCCCAGCTGCGCGACATCCGCGCGACTGGCGAAGTCGCCGGCCAGACGGGCGCGCAGCAGCCAGACCACCAATCCCGCGGCGGCCGTGGCGACTGTGATGATGGCCGCGACCGCGGACCAGTTGATGCCCGCGATCATGGGCGCGCCGCGCGAACAGCGCGCCCCTGGGACAGCGTCGCCGCAGGGTCGTCCATCACGCGGTCGAGGGATGCCGGCCGCCGGTCCTCCGGCCGCGGCAGAGGCTGCCGCAGGCGGTGGCGGCGCAGCAGCTCCTGCCGTTCCCGCTCGGCCATGTCGGCCGCCCAGTCCGCGTCATCCATGGAAGGTCGTGCTCCCGGCCGGCTTCGGCATGCGCGCGCGGATCATCTGGTCCAGGTCCGCGGTCTCGATGGCGAAATGCGCCAGCGCCTCGGGCACGCGGCGCCGCACGTAGTCCCGGGCAACCTCGGACGCGACGGCGGCGCGGGTGCCGAGTTCGGCGCCGGTGGCGCGACGGCGGGCTTCGGCCAGGCCGAACTCCACGGCGCGGTCCAACGCGGCGGTCAGGTAGCCGCGCACCTCGGCATCGGCGCGCAGGCGCAGAAACTGGCGCAGGCGCAGCAGCACGAAGCTGCCCAGCATCATCACGGCGGCGCCGGCGATCTGCAGCAGCGCCTCGATCAGCGCGGTCATGGGGCGGGGAACTCCTCGGCGATGGCGGCCAGCGCGGCCCTGTAGCGGCGGGCCACATCGGCCATGCCGACCAGCCCGCCATTGATCATGCGGCGCACCTGTTCGAGGTCGCCGACATCGGCCCGCGCGTTGCAGCCGCGCCAGGCCCAGAAGCGCGCGGCGCTCTCGGCCGCGCCGGCCTTCGTCTCCAGCCAGTCCGGCAGGCTCTCGATCGCGCGGCCGGTGGCGATCGCCAGGCGCGCATAGTTGTCGCGGCCGGTGGTCTGCAGCAGGCCGCGCCCGCGGAAGCGCCAGCCGTCGCCGGGCTGCACGTTGCCCATGCGCCCGCCATAGACACGTTCCGCCAGGGCTTCGGGGTTGCGCGCGAAGGGGCGCGCGGCGGCGACATCGGGGAAGCGGGACGGCCAGACCTGCACGATGCGCTCGGCCGAGTAGTTCAGGTTCTCGACCAGGCGGGCGAAGCCGCCGGTCTCATGCAGCGCATTCGCCAGGAAGGCGGCCAGGCGCGGCGCCGTGCTGATGCCGGCCGCGGCGCAGGCGGGCGGCAGCGCAGCAGCCCAGCCGAGCGGATCGCGCGCGCCGAGGCGGCGCAACAGCCCAGCGGTCGGGGAGATGGTGGTGGCGCCCGGCATGGCGGCCAGGATCGCGTGCGCGCGGGGCAAGGTCGGCGCCCCGCGTGCGGGGCGGCATGTTCCCGAGGCCGGGAAGAAGCCTAGCCGAACAGGTCGGGTTGGCTGGTCGTGAGGCCGCCGAGCTGGAGGTACTTGTGGACCGCGCTTTCGCCGATGCCGAGCTTGCGCGCGATCTGGGTGTAGCTCAGCCCCTCGGCGCGATACAGCCGGATCCGCCAGGGCTTGGCCAGCGGCACCTTCACCGTCTCCCCGCCACGCCAGCCGGCCATCGCGCGCGCGGCGTCCAGGCCGATGGCGCGGGCCAGCGCGCTGCCCTGATTGACGTTCTTCGGCACCTTGATGCGCGTGCCGCCATGCGCCTCGATCAGCGTGAGCGTGGCGCGCGGGCCGATGATCTCGGCCAGGAAGGCCAGCTCCGCCGGCGGCGGGTGCGCGGCCAGCGCCTGGTCGCGCACGCCGCCGGGCGCGGCGGCGAAGCGATCGGCGGCTCGGCGCGCGACGGCGGCGAGTGTTCTCATGCGCCGATGCCCCTTGCATCGCGGCGCGCGGCGGGCATCTGCTCGCACCAGGAACGAAGGATCCCCCGATGCGCTACGCCGTGCTCGCCGTGCTGATGGTCCTGCTGCCGACGCTGGGCGCCGCGCAGCCCTACCAGGCGCCAGAGCGGCAGGCGGCGTTTGAGGCGCTGTTGCGCGATCTTGGTGCGCGCAGCCGCGATGCCGCGAACGATGCCGGCCGCGTCGCGCTCCGGCAGGAGCTCGCCCGCCGCGTTGTAGCCGATGGTTACCGCAGGCCGCGCGGCTGGATCGGCAATGTGGTCCGAGTGGATGCCGACAGTGCCGGCAACGTCGAGGTCGTGATCAACCTGCTTCGCGGCTCGGCGCTGGTGACGAACATCATGGAGCGCGACCACCGGCGCATCGGCCATCCGATATGGCCGAACAGCCCACTCGTCGCCGCGGTCAGCAAACTGCGCCGGGGCGACATGGTGCGCTTCGATGGCGAGTTCTCCTGCGCCATGCGGGACAACCGCCCGCAGCTGGACTGCCCGCGCACGCCGCAGATGACGCACTCCGGCGCGCTGGACATGCCGATCTTCCTCGTCTCTTTCACGAAGATTGAGAAGATCGACTGACATCACGCCCCCCTGCGCGGCGCGTTGGCGCCGGTGCCGCCGGTGCTCGTGGAGGCGCCCTCGCCGTTGCAGCCGCACAGGAAGTTGTGGCGATGGCCCGGCTGGAAGACCTGGCGGCAGGCCAGGCAGCGGCGGGGCGGCACCTTCTCCTCCCCGCGTTCCACGTACCAAGCGCCGTCGGCGGCGCCGATGCCGCGGATGCCGTTGCGGCCATACTCCACGACCAGCAGGCCGAACTGCTCGCCCAGCCGCAGCATGGTCGTCACGTCGGACCGGTCCAGCAGGCCGGCGCCGGCGGCGATGCCGTCCAGGCTGGGCAGCGGCCGGCCAACATCGGCCAGCCGGCGCAGCCACGACACCAGCTTCACCAGCCGGGGCGGGGGCGCCTTCGGCATCAGCCGCGGTCCTCGGCGGTCATGCCGAAGGCGTGCTCTTCGCACGACGCGGCCTCGGCCGCGTCCAGGATCATCGCCGTCTCGATGCGGTCGATGGCGTAGGTCACCAGCTTGCCGGGCGCGGCGCGGTCGCCATCGCGCCCGGCACGCACGGCAGTTTCCAGCACACGGGTCAGCGCCGCCCGCGCGCGCGGGCCAAGCCGGTTGAAGGCGCCGCCGGTCATCGGACGGTCGCCGCCTGCCGGCGCAGGCGCGCGCGCCAGGCCTTCAGGCCTTCCAGGACGTTCGTCGCCTGCTCGGGCGTCAGGAATTCCGGCGCGTCCACGCCGTTCGGCTGCGCATCGGACTTCGTCATGCGCTGCACGAAGGCCCGCAGGGTGGAGGCATCGCCCACCGCCAGCATCGGCCGCATGTCGGAGAAGACCGCGTGGATCATGCGGATCTGCGCGCGATGCGACGGCGGCTTGGCGCCGGCCTTCCAGCCCAGCCGCCGGAACTCCCGCAGCACGGCGTCCAGCTGGCTGGCGTCGCACTTGGTGGAGCTGTCGCGGCCGGTGATGCGCAGCAGGATCGCGCGGTAGTCCTCGTCCTGCAGCTGCATTTGCTTGCGCGCCACCTGCACCTTGCGGCGCATGGCGGCGAGCTCGGCCTCGTTCTGCCGCAGCAGCGGCGCGCCGCGCGTGGCGGGCCGCACCACGGGGGAAGAAGCGCCGCGCCGCCTCACCGCAGCACCTCCCCGGTCACCGGCCGCAGGCGGGGGATCGGGTGCCACTGGCAGGTGGCGGACACCACCTGGCGGCCGACCGCCGCGCTGTGGACCACCTCCACCGCCAGCTGCGCCTGGCAGGCCTGCCGCGTGGGGTGGCGCTGCACGGGCACCAGGCCGCTGGCGTCGCCCGCCAGCACCACCACCAGGAACCATTCGGCGATCATGCAATACCGCCCTGACGCCGCCGCGCCTCCGCGGCCGCCACGTCCTCCGGCCGCATGCGGTCGGCGCTGATCGTCAGGCGCACGCCCCAGCCATCGGCGCCCTTCAGTAACAGGCTGTCCGTCACGCCTTCCAGGTCGTCGCGGATCAGCTGCGACAGCGGCGCCTCGAACTGGTCGGCCATCATCATCAGCTTGCCGTGCAAGCTGCCGATCTTCTGGGCGTCGGTGTGCTCAGCCATAGGCGCCTCCGCGCGCGATGAAGCGATGGGCGAACAGCGCGGCGGCCAACAGGGCCCGCGCCGGGGTCAGGCGGGATGTCTCGAAGAAGGCCGGCAGGTGCGCACCGGGGCGGATGCGGCGTTCCTGCACCCAGCCCATCGGCTGGCCGTCCCGCGTGCCCACGCGCCAGTCCCAGCCATGCGGCACCGTGGTGGCGGCGGCGGCCTGGTCGGCGGTCGGCGCGGGCAAGGACTGCCACGCGGTGGACAGCGGGCTGCGCACGCGCCAGGCGATGCGCCTGCGGCTGATGGGGGTGCGCTGCACCTCCCATCCCAGCGCCTCATAGACCAGCGCATCCAGGTCTCGATCGGCGGCGTGCCCGTGCTCGAGCTGGCCGAGCACATGGTCCAGCAGCACCAGGTCCGCCGGCAGCCCGAAGGGCGCCAGCGGCGCCGATCGGGGGCGGAGGGCGAGCGCGGTCTGCATCACAGACCCGCTCGCCTGCGGGCATCAGCCAGCCTCGACCAGCTCATGCCGCCCTCCCGGTCAGGTCGGCCTGCGCCGGCGTCACCACGAACTCCTCGCCGGCGCTGCCGATCACCACGCCCGGCACGCTGGCGGCCAGCGCCGGCTCGCGCAGCATCGCCTCCCGGTCGATCTCCAGCTTCTCCCGGATGAAGCGGGCCAGCTGGCGCGCCCGCAGCACCTCCATCACGGCGCCCTGGTCGCGGATGCGCACGCTGGGCGGCCGGTCGCGCCAGGCGATCTCGCCGCTGCTGAGCTTCACGGTCTTGGTCCGGCCGCCCTGGGTCAGCTCCTCCCGCCGGGCCTCGGCGAAGATCTGCAGGCCGCGGGTGGCAAGCTCCAGCTCGCGCTTCAGCGGCGCGCACTGCGCCTCCGCCCACGCCTTCGCCTCCGCGATCGTCTCGGCCAGCGCGGCCTCGGCCACGACCAGGTCGCGCTGGATCTGGCCGATCCGCGCCAGCGTCGCGGCGGCGCTGGCCAGGTCGGCGGGCACGGGGGCGTCCTCGGCGGCCCGCTTCATGCGGGCGCCCTTCACCGTCTTCGTCATGCGGGGCTCCTGGGGGTGGCGATGCGTGCCGCCAGGCGGTCCAGCCGGGCGGCGAAGGCGGGGTCGTGCTGCGCCAGGCGCGCGATGCGGCGCACGCCGTGCAGCACCGTGGTGTGGTCGCGGGACAGCAGCCGGCCGATGCGCGGCAGGCTGTAGGCCAGGCAGCGCTGCGCCAGCGCCATCGCGGCGTGGCGCGCCAGCACGGCATCGGCCTGGCGCGTCACGCCCAGCACCAGGTCGCGCGGCACGGTGAACTCGGCCGCGACCAGGTCCACCACCCGTCCGAACCGCTCGCCCGGCGGCAGGGGCAGGGGCGCGCGGCCTTCCAGCTCCGAGATCTTCTGGCGCAGCAGCGTGATCTGCCGCCGCGCCTGCGGGTCGATGGCGGTGCGCATCAGCCGGCTTCCGCCACGGTGAGGTCGGTGGCGCCGAGCTGCGCATAGGCGTCGCGCAGATGCGTGATGTCGGGCCGCGCGCGCGCCACCGCCGCCAGCATGTGCGCCAGCTTCAGCGTCTTCGTCATGGACCGCAGAGCGCCGGGCTTGCGGGCGATGCCGCGCAGGAACTGCCGCTCGGCCTCGCCCTCCACCGCCCAGGCGCCAGCAGCGCGTCGATGTCGCCCTTCTCGGGCCCCTTGCGGGTCAGCCGCATGCCGACGCGGCTGAACAGCTGCGCGAAGTCCGACCGCCGCGCGCCGCCGCCTTCCAGCCGGCCGTAGATCGCCGGGTTTCCCAGCAGCACCACGCCGATCTCGGCCTCGTCATGGATGCTGCGGATCTGGTCGAGCGCGACCGAGGTCAGGTGCTGCGCCTCGTCCACCATCAGCAGCGCGCCGGTGCCGCGCAGCTTGCCGATCAGGGCGCGCTGCACCTTGTGGATCTGGCCGCCCTGGAAGCTGCCGATCACCCGGCTGAACTCGTCCAGCACCGCGCGCGGCGTGCCCAGCATGGGGTTCGCCACGATCTTGAAGACGTTCGGGTTGGTGCGGGTGTAGTGGCAGGCGGCCGAGGACTTGCCGACGCCCGGCGCGCCCACCACCACCGCGAAGTCCGGCATGTGCTGCGCGTGCTGGAAGACCAGCTGGAAGGCCTCCGCGCTCGGCGTCACCACGAAGCGCGGCGCGGCGGGCGCCAGGGCCTGCGTCTCGGCCTTCACCTTGCGGGCGCGCAGCCAGTTCCGCGCCTGCATCGCGATCTTGTCGTTGCGGCCGGCATAGGTCGCGCCCATCCAGCTGCTGAAGGTGCCGTAGGCGACGCCGCTTTCGCGCGCCACCTGCACCATCGTCACGGCTTCGCCTTCCATCACGGCGCGGACCTCGCCGCGCACGGCGTCGATCTCGTCCGGCGTCATCTCGGGCGCGCCGTAGGCGCGCTTTTCGGGGGAAACATCCAGGGGCATGGGGGCTCCTTCGGTGGGTGGAGGGGTTGCGCCGCGTCAGTCGTCTTCGACGACGCGGAACTGGGGCGGGCCGTGGTGGGCGCGCAGCGCGTCCAGCACGCGGCGCTGGCGGGCGTCGCGGGCTTCGGCGGGATCGCTCTCGGCGGGCTCTGAGACGGGTTTCAGCGCGGCGTTGCCGGCGCTGCGGAAGATCGGGCGCACCACGCGTGTCTCGGGCGCTGCGGCGGCTTCCTTCGCCTGCGCGGCGATGTCGCGGGCCAGCTGCTCGGCGTCGATAACCTTCGCCGCCTCGGCCATCAGCTTCACGCCGCGGCGGCGCAGCTTCTTGGCCTGCGCGATGCGGCGCGCGGCCTCGGTGTCGGCGAAGCCCACATCGGCCCAGCAGGCCGCGGTGCAGACGAAGCCGCCGTCCAGGCGATAGACATGGACCGGCGCATGCAGCCGGTCCGGGTCGAAGCGGACCACCACGGGCGATCCGATCAGCGCCACAAGCTGCTCGTCGTGGTAGCGGTTGCCCAGCAGGTGGATCGTGCTGTCCTGGCGGACCGTCACGCTCTCCGCCGCCAGCAGGAAGATCCGGCGCTGCTCGGCCGTCGCCTTGCGGATCGGCGCCGCCGCGTAGCTCTCGGCGAAGGTGTCGTCGAAGCTGCGGCCGCGGCAGGCCGGCGCGGTGCGGCCGGGGCGGGCGTTGTGCTCGGCGATGCGCTGCTCGAGTACGGCCAGCAGCTCGGCGATCGGCACCGCGCGCGTGCCGGCGTTGTGCGGCTTGGCGGTGGGGTTGCTGCCCAGATACGCGCCCTCGAAGGCCGGGTGCCGGGCCACGTCGCGGGCGATGTCGCCGAAGCTGCGCTCGATGGGCTTCGACTGGCCGGAATAGGGCCGGGTGAAGTGAACCTCGACGCCGAGGGCGGGCAGGATGCCCAGCGCCTCCTCCTCCCGCACCTTGAAGCGGAACCGCCGCGCGATGCCGCCGGACATGGTCTTGTTCGCGGCGGCCAGCGTGTTGTCGACATAGACGTGGTCGGGAATGCCGAACCGCTCGACCATGTCGCCGAAGGCCAGGCGGAAGGTGTCCGTGTTCTCCGTGCGGTCCAGCCGCCAGGACAGCCACTTGCCGGAGTAGATGTCCTGGAAGACCCAGATCACCGGGCGGCCCGTGCTGCCATCCGGCCAGGCCGCCATGATGTCCAGCTTGTGGCCGTCGCAGTTCACCGCCTCCAGCGCGTGCAGCGCGCTGCGGTCGCGGCGCAGCATGGGGAACAGGCGGTCGGTTGCTTCCGGCCCGTGGCGCCAGAAGCTGGCGGTGACCTTGTCGATGCTCTCGATGTGCCGGCGCAGCGTGCGGTCGCTGGGCAGCGTCCAGCCGCGCAGCCCGGCCTGCGCGCGCAGGTCGCGGATGCAGGCATCCACCGTGGGCTGGCTGGGCGACAGCCAGGCGGAGCGCAGCCAGTCCAGCGCCTCGGGGTGGCATTCGGTGCGCGGGCCGGTGGCGCCGGCATGGCGCGGCGCCAGGCGCGGCAGGCGATGCTCGCGCGGCAGGCCGCGCACCAGCGCTTCCCAGCTGTGCAGGGTGGAAAGGCCGATGTCGCGCTGCGCGGCCACCAGCATCATCGCCTGCTTCTTCGGCGTGCCTGTCGAGACCAGGCGGTCCACGCCGCTCAGCGCCTCAAGACGCCGGCGCGCCTCGATCTTCTTGTGGTCCGGCAGGCGCTCGAACCAGGCCCAGGCGTCCTCATGCGAGAGCTGCGCCTTCGCGGCGGATCGCGTGTCCGGCTGCGCGCGCTCGGCAGCCATGCGCTTTTCCAGCGCGGCGCGCGCCGGGCCGATCAGGTTGGTGATCGCGTACTCGAGCCCGCCGCCTGATCCGGCGCGCGGCCGGCACAGCCATCCGTCGCGCTCGGCCAGCTTCTGCAGGCCCTGGCGCGTGCTGGGCAGGCCGGGCAGCGCCAGGTCCGCCAACTCGGGCAGGCTGAACCAATGCTCGACCAGCTGCTGCTGGATGGCGTCCGGCGTGTTCATGCGTGCCCCGCCGGTTCGCAGAAGAACAGGTCATTGCTTTGCCGCATGAACGGCGTGTCCGCCTCGACCGCCCAAGGCATCCGTGTGGTCGGGCCAATGCCGTTGCGCGTATTCGGGGCGCGGACTTCCCACCGGATGCAGGTGGCCCACGGGAGCAGCACGCTCAGCGAAGCGCGGCGGCGCAGCCACGGCTGACGGATCGCTGCGAACTTCCAGTGCCCGAGCGAGCGCTTCCAGCAGATGCGCCGCACGCGAGCGTGCAAGCAGCGCTTCTCCTCGTAGAACGAGATCGGGTAGACCGTCATGCGCCTCTCGCCTGTCGGGTCAGGGCATCGCGGCGGCGGCGCAGCGCGTCTTCCTGCTCGCGGATCAGCGCCACCTCGATCAGCGGCAGGTGCCGCTTCTCGATCACCGCCCAGCCGAAGGGCTCCGCCAGCAGTTGCAGCAGGCGCCGGTCGCCGGTGGCGTGCAGCAGGGCCGCCAGCCGCGGCACGCTGATGCGGTGCGCGCTGCGCGCCACGCTGGCATAGGCGTCCAGCATGGCGGGCGAGACATCCTCATCCAGGTAGCGGGACATCTCCTGCGCCACCTGCTTGCGCGGCTTGCCGCATTCGGCCAGCGCGACCGCGACGGCGCGGGAGATGCGGGCATCCACCGTCGCGCCGCGCACATCCTTCTCGGCGAAGGCCAGCTCCGCCTGCGGCGGCGTCCAGCCGAGAAGCGAGAGCTGCTCGCCCGCCATCAGGCCAGCGGCTCCAGCAGCCATTCGATGATCGCGAAGGCCCAGAGCAGGGCCAGGACCGCGGCGGCGAACACCGCGCCGCCGCCGATCGCCGCCCACCAGGGTGGGCCGGCCGGCTCCTCGCTGCCCTCGGGAT